TGCCATAATCAGATACACGATGTAAACTTACATTTAAGGCACCTGGATATGCAGTTATATAATCACCTTGGTAAACTTGATTAAGGTAATAGTTAAGAGATGCTGAAACTATAACCTTTCCACCTAATTTACTAATTGGAAAGTCTTTGAAAGCACGGTGCCAGTTTTGGTATATATCTAAGTAACCATCAGTGCCAACAGCTATAAATTTAGGCGGAAGGTCCCAATGGTTTTGTACATATGTACCTAAGTTAGTACTCTGCACAATAGTTCCTTCATTAGAAGGTACAGGTGGAAAGAATTCTTCATATTCCTTTATTTCAACATAATGTTCAGGTGGTGCTGCAGTAGTTGGTGGCCCTGTTGTCGGAACCTCTGTTGTTAATGTAGTAGTTGGAGGTGGGGTAGTGGCTAACAAACCGCTAATTAAGATCCTGCCATAAGTTCCTGACAATCCGCCTACCATTATGAGATAGCCACCGTAGTTTAATAACTTTGTGGCACAAGGCATGTTGCTATAATCACCTTCATAAGACCAACTAACTCCATTGTTGGTACTTATATACATCCTTGAATAACCACTATACGCTTCATAGCCATTATCAGCTATGGCATACAAAGTGCCACCAATTCTGACTATGGAACTGAATCTTCTAACGTTAGGATCTTCAATTGCTTGATACTTATTAATTCCATCAGGTGAATACCACAATCTTGCAGGACCATTTTCAGCTGCATACCATGATCCAGTGCCAAACCACAGATAGCCCGTAACTGAATCTATGTACTCACCCATGAACTGTGAAAACACACCGAGGTTTAGCATAGGAGAAGCAACGAAATTAACTCCATCAGTCGACTCATAACCGATAGCCCAGTTTCCAAGCCTATAATCAGGAACAGCTAAAGTCCCAGCGTAGTATAACTTTCCACCATAGGTGAAAACCCTGAAACATAAAGTGTCAGTTGTGAAGACCTCAGTCCAGGTAACTCCATCTGTTGATCTAACCAAGCCGTTTCGAACAGGATATACTCCAGAGAACTCTCCAACTACCATATACATATAGCTGCCGAAAGACACCATTCCTAAAGAATGAGCCCATCCAACAGGAGCAGTCCCTACATACGTCCAAGTTCCAGCGACTAATTTATAGACATCTCCACCTGTCTCTACATTGGTATACAGCTCTCCACCATGACTGCAGAACTCAAATGCAGTTTCACCTAGAGGTATCTGTGTATTCTCTGGCGGATAGCTTGTTATTGCAGCTATACCATGAGTACCTGCGTAAATCTTTCCACCGAAGACTATCCCAGAGAAATAGTATGGACCAGGACTATAATCAACTAATGTTGAAAATAACATCTTTTAACCCCTATGAAATCCTTATTTCGATGTTAGATATCGTGCAAGTTCCACCATCAGCTTGAGTTTGCTCACCGCCAAAGTCGATGTAACTAATGACAGGATCAGCAGTTGGTGTGGTAACTGTGTCATCAAAGATGATAGCACCTGGAGTTGGGCCGATAGATCCGCCTGAAGCAGTCCAAGTTACATTAGCCCATCTAATCTCCGTTCTGTCATCTACATCATCCTCTGTTAAAGTCACACCTGTCAAAGTCTTAGCACCTGCAGTGTAACCATTACCAGTTGGTAACTCCTCACCAGATACATCTGCATAACCGTGATGGGTATCTTTGTCAAACACAAAGCCTGTGTCCATCAAGATAATTTTGAAAATGTCAGTAGAGAAATCAATAGCACCTACTGCCAATAGATACTTTAATTTATTCGCTATGGTATTAGCCATTGGTTTTACCTCCGTTTTGTTTCTTCAGTTCTTTATCTTTCTTAACATTATGAATCCAGTACCTATTTGGTTTTAAGTCAGTAGGTTGCTGACTCTTGACTTTCCAATTTGGATTTGTTCCTTCTTTTTTCATAACTCACTCCTATAAATTAATTGAGACATCCCAATCTATTGGCGACCCTACAAACACTTGCATATTAAAATTGCAGAGTGCATCAGCTATTGGATAAGCACCTGTTTGGCGAAAGACTAAATCGCCAGGGTCTCTAACTACACCTACAACTTTGTTTGTCATATAGACAAAGTCATCTACTGAAATGGCAGACCAGATATTACCAGGTGTGAGAGAACCAAGTTCAAGTGCTAGCACTCCACTTAAGTAGCTATAAATATCACTCTGTCCACACACCAAGGTTATGTTAGGAAAGATAAAAAGCTGTGGATATGGAAAGCCATCTGTGATCACAGATGTATCAATCCTTGACAATGACAAGTCATTCAATGTTTGCAGGACATTATCTATTCCAACAGCCCCTACACACTCAACAAGGTAACCATTATTCCTTGCAAGTTTTGCAGACGGTCTTAGGCCCTTTGACAAATATTCATGGCCTATAGTTTCCATGAAAGCTCCAGTACGAAATACTTCCATTATAAGACTCCAAGATCAGGTTTGGATGATGGGAGAGTGTTCACATTAAGGTCTTTCAATAAGGCTATCTTTTTCCTTATCTCTGGTACAGCCTTTTCCTCTATCTTTTTTCTATCCATGAAAGGGTTAGTTCCTTCTGTTAACTCTATGACAGTAGAGACTATATCTTTGTGATCTTTAAACTCTGGATGACTATCATAGAATTCCTTACTCGATTTAATTAAAGACATTTGTGTAGTCACAGCAACACTGACTATCTTTGGTATATCGAGGAGGATTTCTTCTTTAATTTGATCTATTAAATTCCTTCTTTCTTCATCAGTCATTTTCTCACCTTCGGTTTCTTCCTTCTTGGTTTATTCCTTGTCGACCGACAAGTTCCGTTCCCTCATCTGCTTGTAGTCCTAATTATCTTCATCCTTCCATCTCCGATACTTCAGCTATTTGCTCTTCAACCAAATCCATGTTAATAGCTGCCATTTCATTTGAGATTGTAGCCTCCCATGCTCTGACTCTGTCTGGATTCTGTTGAAAGATTTCAAGAGAACGAAGAGCAGCCATTATTAATAGAGTTGGATGAACCTCAGACCAAAGATTACTATCACTGTCAGCAGATAACTTATCTGAATAAAACATCCCTCTGACTTCAACCAAAGTTTTTGCATCAGATGGAGGGAGAATTAAGACAGCGTTGAAGTTATTCCCTTGACTCACAATGTAGTCAATGTAGTTGTTAATTTCAATAGGGATGTTACCTACTACTCGTGTAAGAACAGGTGCATAATAAAGTGGAACACCTGTTTCTAACAATGTAACCTTCTCAGTCATGAGTCCAGTGAGGAGATCCTGCAGTGGATATTTTTCAAGCTGCCACCTTGACGTAGTGTTGGCAACCCAGACTTCCTTAACTGCTCTGCAGAATGGAATCTGAACATTCCATCCACTTATGCCAAGAAACCTATAACACGTTGCGTAGGTTTTTTGCATCGCTGATTTTCGATCAAGGTATTCCGATCCGCTATTGATTAACATATTAGCTGTGACTGGGACTTCAACATCGACTAAGTCATGCCTCCCAGACAACTCAACAAATTGATTTCTTATTTCCTTTAAATTCATAGTGATCACCAGTTCGTCCAAAATTTGAATGATCTCGAGAGCGGCTCCACACTACCGCCCCCGAGACCATAGCTGGCTTAAACACCAGGAGGTTAGCAGTTAGGTTAAATTGTTGTCCAAGCCAACTCCATTGAGAACTGCACATTTCTGTGGCAGTCCAAACTCGAGTCCAGCCTCAGTCAGAAACTCCTCGTTGATACCATCAACTCGACGAGCGCCATAGCCGAGAGGATGAGTCTTGCTGGTATTCTCACCGTAGAAATCAGTATCGTCAATGTACCGATAGCCGAGTTCCTTGGGCTCCAGAATAACCATCATGTTGCGAGTAGTTTCATCGAAACTGAACAAGGGGTGGGTTTTGAGATAGATGGAACCGAATGGAGTCACCCACTCACGGAGTTTCATACCGTAGGCAGTTTGACCAGTGTTAAGAGACATTTGTCCCTCAGCCATAGCCAAGGCTTCGATACCGAGAAGAGCGCCAGAACCGCAGAGGCAAAGTTTCTCCTCAGCACCATAGCGGAAGATTTGCTCGAGCATAGCCCGGAGCCAAGTCCCTCCACCACCTGCAGCGTTCCAATCGAGACCGGTATAGGTTACGTTGAGAGTATAATCATCACAGTTTGCAGCCGCATACTGACGGATGAAGTTGATCACTCCCATCGTAGTGCGTTCCGGTTTACCGTTGTCTCCAATTCCCTGAGTCATGACTCCCCAGAGGAAAGACAACTCCATTTCCCAGGAGTGCATTTCCAGTGCCTCGGATTTTGCCTTGGCACGCTGTTCAGGGGTTCGCAACTTTGTTTTCAAAGCAGTACGAGTCATGCTTAAAGGGGTTCTGTAGATCTGAGTGCAATTGTAGACCTGAACAGGATTCAGGGCAATAGCATCAGGCATTTCACCGCCTTCAGGGTTAATGTTACCGATGATTTTGAAAGTGTCGCAGTCAGAGAGATCATGAGCTGGGGAATTGTCATCGGCTTCCAGTAAGCGAACAGCTAACGTAGTATTGACTCCACCTCTGGTAACACCGATGACTTTACCGACAACGTCTACACGATAGTCTGAAGCGTCACGGAGGAGAATCTGATGACCCTCACGGATTCGGTTGCCGAGAGTGGTAGTGATAACGACGTAGACTACATCGCCTGCAACTCCACCTGTTACATAAGCAGCACTGAGGTCAGGGAGAGTGAAGATACCTGCAACAGCTCCACCGACAGTGGTCTGAGCCTGTGTCCACCAGTTGAAGACAGGATCATTTACCTGTTCACTACTCATCATGCTCAGAAGAGCAGTAAGAGGTGCCATACCGTTAGGGTAGAGATACAGAATCTGCTCTCTCCAACTCTGAGGGCGTTGGTTAGCTACCCAATCGCCAGTTCCACGCATTCCGAGAAACATAGTTATTACCTCCTATTGTTAAGTTCGTCCAAAATTTGGATGAACTGTTTTGATTAAGGTTAAGCCTGAGTGGTCGGAGGGGCAGTGGTTCCACCCCTAGTTGTAGGAGCCTCAGAAGTACCCGGAGGTGAAGTTGTCTCAAATCCAGGCCATCCAAACTCCTCAAAAGCAAACCAGGCCAATCCGTCACTGTACAGTAGTAACCGATCACACTTACCATTCAGAACGATATCACCGAGCCAGCATTCAGAATCGTCATTGTCAGTGATAGTTATAGTGTTAGTTGCATCAGCCTGTCTCGCAATGATGCTGTATAAGCGTCCCTTTGCTTCAGCAACAGGCGGAAGTGTTAGAGTTATGGGCACTGCAGCAGATGGCCGAAGGACATAGTCCCGAGTGGTCATCTGGTAATTTGCAGTAGGGTCGTGATACTTGTCAACAACTTGCCCATAATGTTGAGCATTTTTGTCTTCGAGTGCCATAGTTATATTACCTCCCTAAAAGTTTGTTCATGGCTTCTATGTCAGCAGCCACTCCCTTTGGTGTTGGTTCAGATTGATGTCCTCCAGGTTTACCCTTTTTCGATGGTAAATGAGGAGGGGTTTGCTTATCGTTTCCCTTTGGTTTAGGTTTGTTTTCAGGTGTTGGTAAATTCAGTCGTTTCCTCACTTCAGGCCCAGTGGCCTTTAATATCTCATCGAGATGTTTTTTAGGGTTAGCAGTTGCCAGTTCATCGAATACAGTAGCTACGACTTTCTGAAAAGGTTTGAGATCTTCATTGGTCCCATAGAATTCCTCGTTAGTTTTCTTCATCCGTTCAACCACTTCGATGATGTTAGTTACTTGTTTTGGTAGTACTCCAGTGATTGACTGCTCACTGGTCTTGACTCCTTGTATATAGACTTTGTTAAGGAGTTTGTTAAGGTCCTCTTTCGTCAACTCAGAAACATCAATGTCTCCGATGAAGTCTTGTTCTTCCAACGGAGGCTTTGTTGAAGGTGGTTTAGTTGGAGAGGGTTTCTCCAGTTTGTCCATCCGCTCACGAAGGTCCTTGATGATAAGATCACGCTCATCAGGTGGTTCGGTTGCAGGAGGAGTTGTCTTAGGTTCATCTGTTGTAGGTGCATCAGTTCTTGGTTCGTCAGTAGTAGGTGCATCTGTCTTTGGTTCATCAGTTTCAGGTGGATCTGATTTAGGCTCAGGAATAGTCATTCCGAGATCTCTATTCAACTCATCCACTTCCTTCATCATTTCCTTCTTTCTATCTTCATCCATTGCTAACCTCCTTTTTTCTTCGGCTCTTTTGTTTATCTTCTGCCATTTGAGTTAAGATGTCAGGCAGTGACCTGAAATAATTAATAGCTTTTTTCCTACCTTTTATATCACCAAGGTGGATTAAAGTTTCGGCTGTAGTTGGTATCACTTTACCTCCATCATCGTCGAGATGGTATTCACCAACTAGGTCGTATTCCAAAGTAGTTCTTCGTAAGAGTTCGTTTAGTTCATCAACTATATCTAACCAAACGTAAGATGCTTTAAATGCTTCTATTTGGTTTTTAGATGACCTTATTCCTTCCATTACATTTCCTCCGTTGGGACTAAGTTTCCGGCTTGAGCCTGTTGTTGGACTAATTGATTAGGCATTGTTACAGGTTGCATCATTTGAGCGTTACGTCTGAAATCTTCAACATTCTTAGCACCCATCTGTTGTGCTATATACATGAAGATTCGAGTTATGTCAAACTGTTGTGCAAGTTCAGGAGTTGTTCCGATGACTTTAAACATATCTATCCAAGCATCTGAGAAGTTACCTCCAGGAATGGAACCGTCTCTGACGATTAAGTCGTAGTTAATCGCTAGGTCATTAGGACTAACACTGACTCGCCCAGTTCCAAAGATAGCTGATAATTGATCAGCATATCTGCCTATGATTTTTACAGACGTTTGCTTAGTCATGTACTGTTGAGCATGAACAGCAAACATAGTTCCTATGTCCTGAAATGCCTGAACTCCAACTATCATAGCGATACGTTGTAGTCTTGAAATGGCAGAACCACGAGTGCCTTGGAATTCACCTTTGGTCAGACGCTCAGGACCACCTGTTCGTAAAGCACCCTGCATAGACTGATCAGCTCCAGATATGCGATCCATCCAGCTGGTTATGTAACCACTATCGGCAATATTAGTTCGTGTTATGTCAGTTATTTGAAGCTGCTGGACAACCTTATCAACTCCACGACCCCAAGCAGGACGACGAAGTCGAACAAGTTTCCCTGGACTTGGATCACGAAGGTCTTCGATATTGACGAGGTAAGGATCAACTATCAGCATATCATTGATAGCTTTTTTGACATTAGCTATGTGACTGTTGAATAGGAAATCTAATGTATGCTGCAGACCATAGAGTACCTCCATTCTGCCTATAGGCGTAATTGAGTAACCATCGAATTCTGGACTTGCCACACTTATCGGATACATTCCGTGATTGTGATCAGCTTTTTCACATCTGATAATTACATCGTCAGCAGCAAGTTCAAAGTACCACTTTTCAGGATTTGTTCCAGAGCCGAGTTTCCATTCTTTCGGAATGAGTGTTACGTACATCTTGATGATGTCAACAGGGTTTGTAGTTCCAGAGAAACGACGAAGGTTTGTTGAACCACCTATTTTGATACTTCTATCACTTTGATCAAGAGCGAAAGTGGATTTTTTGCCCTTCTTAAGTCCCAGATATTTGACATTGAAGAGACCAGAATCAGGCTGAGATTCCTCACTCAGTAAATTCATATAGTTATCACGATCTACCCAGCCTACAAATTCACCTTTTTGAATATCTGAGCTGGCTACACTAGGATCAGGGAGCCACATGTAAGGGTCGATGTTAGACAAACTATTACCTTCAAATAGTAAATCCTCAATCATTTGGACAGATTGGAATCTACTCGAGCCCATTTCTGAAGTGATAATAGATTCAGAACGAATAGGCCGGCGACCGTATCTACGAATCCATTCAGGAATTACTATCCCAACTCCATAACATAAACAGTCACGTAACATCGTGTGGAGGTTGAGGACAACTTTGTTTTTAATACAGTGGAGACGAATTATCAACTCCATCAGCATTGCACCAGCTGTGTCATCGTCTTCCACTCCCTCATATTGGAAGATAGGGTCTTGGAAGAAAGCCATGGAGAGATAAGTTAACAGTGCTTCAAGCATTGAATAGCTGTATGGAAAGACTACGGAAACAGGTTTGGTTTCATCCTTTGTCTTCAACTTCTCTTCATAGTCACTGAGTGGAATGTAGGTAACTAATGACCTATCAATCTTTCTCCAATCATCAAAGCGTTTTGACATCTCAAGACGTGACTCTTGAGCACGTTGATAGATTTTGCTACGAAGTCTGTTGTGGAAAGGAGTGTCAGGTTTCAACTTCAATCCGTTAGGATATTCGTAGTCAAAGTTATCCTTTGTGTAGATGTTACTTTTCCACTCAGATGGTTCACCTTGAATGATGTAAGGCATTTTAGTCTCCAGTTGTTATTATCTAAAAAACCCATAAACTATTTTCATTTCTTCATGTCCAGGAGCGGGACTTGTACTATTTACCCAGGTAAGTGTCATCCCGTCTGAATCCCACGAATTTACGCTGGCATAAGTGTAACCACCTCCTGAAGGGTACATCAATATCAAGGCTCCTGATCCATTCTGCCAACCGGCCCCCGCTAAATATCCAAAGGCGGCTCCGTTCCCTCCAAAGTACATGCCTAAACTTATGGATTCTGTGTTTGATATTTGAACAAAAGCAATTGCGACAGACGGTTTAAATCCAACACCGGTCACGGCAATATTGCCAGTTGAGGCATCCGCATACCGAGTTGTTGTAATGCAATAAACCCCTGCCGCCCACTCTGGGGCTGTTCCACCTGCATTGACAAAGAGTTTTCTATCAGCAGAACCTATAGCTAATCTTGCCAATAGTCCACTTGCTCTATACCACATATCTCCGTTAGCATCTGAGCCAAGAACAAAAGGAGCAGTTCCTAAAATAGTTCGTACCTGAGCACCCGTGAGTCCAGTCAGCACACCTCCTGAAATCCTTCCAGCTATTCTGTCCTCATCTATTGATGCAAGAGTTGCTATAACCTCTGTATCCACACCAGACATATAAACACTATGACCATCAAAGATTACTGTGTTATTAGCTGGCATGGTAAATTCTTTGTGTAAGATATAGCGAGTAACACCAGAAGAATGCTTTCCTATAAATAGAGCTACTTTAACAGCACTAGTATGATTGTTTACTAAGACTATACTCTCAATTCGAGTATGAGTGACAGCTGTGAATATAGTTGTATCAATAACTGCACCTGACTGTCCGTGAGCTAATATAGTAGGAATTGCATCTATATACCCATGAACTGAGTAGTCAATTACGTTAGCTACATCTGTATTTATCTGTAAAGTGTCTTCAGGTCCTAAAGCAATCATCAGTTTGTCCAAAATTTGGATTATCTATGGGATAAAAGTTGTTGGAACCACTGTGGTTGGAGCCAAAGTGGTTTCAGTTAATCTATTAGTCAAAGGATCATGGACATATAAGTTAACAACTCGTCCATGAGATTTTGAAACCCCAGTTTCTTCTGCATAGGCTTGGAGTTGCCATTTTCCTGAAATATTCAAGTCATTATCATCAGTGTCGTAATAGATGGCTGTGTGATCAAGGAGATCGACATCTGCCGGCCAATAACCTTTAGTCCCATCTGACCGTTCAAACTTTATTCCTACTACATCCATAGATGAAACATCCACATCAGTGATGAGTTTTATACGTACTATGTCACCAACAAAGGTTTCCATGAGCAGATATCTCCAAACTGATTTTCGAATTAGCGGCCACTAACTGTTCGATTAGAGAGTGGCCAGTTAAACTTGTGCTTATTGTAGAGTTAAACTCTCGTTCACAGATCCATAGAGTAGTCGGTGGTACAGTTGTAGGTAAAGTAGTTGTTAAGGTAGTTGGTGGAACTGTAGTTGGGACTACCGTTGTAGGAACTGTTGTCATTACTTAATCACCCACTCAGGGCCCATCGCCTCGAGATTTTCAAGATAGTTTAGAAGAATAGGTCCTTCCATTAGCCACAAGGACCAACCGTTAGTTATTAAATTCTTCCATAAGATATCTGGATGCCCATTTCCGTCCCAGTCAACGCCAGTCTTAACAATCTGCCATTCCCATGGAATAGGACCGTAACAAACTCTATCATTGTGCATAACTGAGGCATCTATCTTGTTTTCTAATGGAAGGTAAATCCTTCTCAATCCAACACAGACCAGTCCATTACTTTGATTGTAAAAGACGTAGTGTTCTCCGGCTTGAGCGACAACAGTTAATAGTAAGAAACAAACAACGGCAAAGAATAACTTTTTCATAATCCCTCCTTCACATCGCACTGTGTATTTCATAGATGCGATCCCTAATGTCATCAAGATTAGCCTTTAGTTCCTTCTGTGATTCTTTTATGTTTTTCAATTCAGAGCATAGATGACTAGCACATACCTCTTGGCGTTCAAGACAGTGTTCTTCATCCACCTTCCCATGTTCTCCCCAGAGTTTCCCTAATGTTAAAGAAATAACTGATATAAGAAGTCCCAATAAAACAGTTTCAAGATTAGTCATTGCATTATTCTCCAGTGATCAATAGGTTTTTCATACTGCAGTTCTTTGTACTCATCTTCAATGGAAGCTGGGATTTGCTCAGGACCGAAATACCTATTGCCGAGTTCCATAAGTTCAACTATGTAAGCTAAAGCATCCATGAGGTCCCAGAGTGCAGAACGAGGGAAGAAGAGCAGTTGTTGTTCAAGTTGTTTGATTGTTGGACAGGCAGCGTTATGATAGATGAATCCGCCTCTGTAGTAAGGTGCAAGGGCTTTGACACGAAGTTCCTTTTTCATCCCTCCACGAGTGTTGAGCCAAACTAGCTCGTAAAATAACCCAGTGCGAAACATGTAGTTTTTCATAGGCTGTTTGATAAACTCATTGAGAGATGTTACTTCAGCACCAATTACCTTTGCATTGAGTCTGCGAGCCATACCAAAAGTTTCTTCGTAAACCTGGTCAGGTTTGAGTTTAGCAGAGATCGCATCTCTGACCATTAATCGAGCATTGACAATGTCTATTCCGACACCTACGATTGCAGATTCAGCTGAACTTACGTTTGTAGTCTTTGCAGGATCGAGGAGGACTACATTTTCAACATTCTGATCATTTTGAAGTTCTACATCAAACAAAGGTAAGTCAATACCTTGACGGAAAGATGTAGTGTTTCCAAGGTTGTAATAACGAAAGTGACTAACTTGGAATGTAGCATCCTTTGATGAAATTGGGAGGTTACGATTTTCCTGATAGAAAGTGTCAGTTTCCCCTGCACGGACTGCAGCTTCCCATTTCTTCTTAATGATCTCGTTTGAGACGAATTCAGGAGCGGTGGAATTAAAGTTGTCATCACAGGATTCGAGACGGATGGAGTCCCAGTCTGGAGAATTTAACAAGTGCTGTAATAAAGCATCTTCATGCTTGAGAGTGTCAATGTAGATGATTTTCCAGTTCATATGCAACTGAGGGATACATTCAAGGACGTCTGCATAGAACCATTCCTTGAGTTCCTTACGAAGGTCTTCGTTTAAGACCTTTTTCTTATCCTCGAGATCGTCAATGATGATTAAGCCAGGGCGATCGTTCTTGAATAAGATTCCACGGACTTGCTGCCCTGCACCACGAGGTAAGACGAAGGTGTTGTAAGCGACCCAAGCTTTCTTTGAAAATTGTTCCTCAATTTCATCATCCTTAGCCGATCTTGTCTTGACTGGACCGAAGAAGGAACGGATTACTTTATTGGAAACTAATTCACGCTTTAAGTTTTCAGTCTGCATGATAGAGGCAGTTTCAGACTTGTTGATGTAGACTATGAATGGACATAGTTCAAACATTATGTAACGAGCCATTAGAGCCATAGTTATGGACGTCTTACCCCAACCACGAGGAGCGGCAATGACTACTTTGTTCGAAGCATTGTCGACGAGTTTGAAAATCTCTCCATGGATGTTCTCAGCGAAGGGAGCCCAGAAACGATCTGGGAAGAAGGTCTTCGCAGTCATTCGTGTAGACTGAGAACATTTGAAGAGGAGGTCTTTTGTAAGTTTGTCCATTTTTTGGATGATCTATTTTAACCAAGGTTTAGTTGTCAATAACTCGATGTAACCATACTTTTTATTGTTCTGGATGTAGTTATATTCATCGTTAGAGAGTTCCAGAGCCTTCTGCCAATAGTCATCTACTTTAATATGGTGGCGATTGAAGATGCGATCTTCACAAAGTTTAGCATGTTTGTAACCGTCTGAAGAACCACCGAGAGCAGCAAAAGCTAAGAGGACCCCAAAGCCATGAGGAAAGTTACCGTTTTCACTATAGGTTCTATATTTATACTGTCCAGTATTGACTATGTCAGGAGTGTAAGGACCTATGTGAATTAAGGGATCGGTAACTATAGCCCAATTCTCGTAGCCAAGCATGAGAGATTTGACTTGTTGAAGCATCTCAGCACCACCCCAAGAGACGTTGTAATCAGAGTGAGAACCGTAACCTTTGAGAGTGTTTAAATACCAATCTCTCCGACAGATCCAGGGCATGAATTTCCAAAACATCTTTGTGTGAGTAATGAAGCCTCGATCCCACTCTCCCCAAGGCGTACCGTTAGCAGCCATTTTTAGAGTATGACGGACTGCCTTAGGGCCCTGATGAGCCCAGCGGATAGGAGGGTGACCGAAGCCAAGCTTGTCATTGTCGGCTTGGGAATCCATGAAAGAGATGGAGTCCTTAAGCAAGTTCTGTCCAAATAGTACATGAGAGTCTACACAGAAAATGTATTCACCTTTTGCAGCTTCAGCTGCACGCATCCGAGCGGAAGTAAAACAAGGCTGTTCCTGATGAATCATCCGAACATTGCAGAACTTTTGAAAACCTATAGGGACTATAACAGGCATGAGGTCGTAGAATTTCTTGTCAGAGTTGTCACAGACTACGATTTCGGCTTCACAGTCAAGTGACTTTATGGCCTCGATAGCGCTGTTAAGCGTTATGTTGAAGACGACTAAGTCGTTTCGATTAGAGATGATAATTGAAAGTTTCAAGAATTTCTCCTTAGAAAATGCACAGCTTTGAGTCGGCCAGGGCTGAGATTGTAGTGTTTGAAGGAGATGGAGTAAGCATTTCCGAAAATGGAACAAAGTAGAGTTTGCATTGTAGAAGTTGATTGCCAAGACATACGGAAGTTGGACTCGGTTAACTTAATGTAACGCTCTACGAAGGTTTTTTGTAAAGATGGTTGGTAGTTGGTGTCAAAAGTAAAGAGTTGTGGATTGATGTCTTTGATATTGTTAAGGACTTTTACTTGATCTTGTTCGGAGATGTGGATCATAACAGCTGAACATAAGACACTGTTTTGTCTGTGAGAGATTGGAGCAGTGATGTTGCGAAGGAAAGTTCTGATTTCAAGTTCAGGGAAACGTTCTCTGATTCGATCAAGCATAGATGGAGAGGAATCGTAACCTATGTAGTTAAGTTCTGGGACTTTGTCTTCGATATATTCATAGAAGCGACCAAAGCCACAGCCGAGATCTAAGAATGTCTTGGACTGACCAATCTCAGTGCTGATTAAGAAGTCGAACATATCGAGGGAGTATTGTTTGAGAGTGTGTCCCCAGGTATTTTCGGCTCGATTAACTTCGACTTTGTTCCAATCGTTAAGAAGCATAGTTCTCCATGTACCACTTGAACGTTTTATATAGACCAACTTTTAGCTCTGTGTAATTTCTAATACCTCGAGTGACTTCAGGGATATATACCTCACCTTTGATCGGAGGGAGGTAAGTTACTTTAGGAATGAAGTCTATCATTTCACGTGAGAGATCAGAGATCATAGAGACTAAATTAGCTATAGTGGTTAACTCACCAGTAGATAGATGAGATATGCCATTTAGTTGATGGTTATAGAAAGATTTGACTACGTCTTCGACATAGACAAAATCACGCTGTTGGTTTCCTGCTCCATAGATGGTTACAGACTGATGATCAATACAGCATTTAATCATCTTGTGAATCACACTGTCTTTGTGGAGAGAGTGGGGACCATAGACATTGGACATTCTCATGATTGAGATATTGAGGCCGTAGGATTTATGATAGGCAGAACAGAGTGACTCACAAGATAACTTGGATGCAAGATAAGGTGACGAAGATAAAGGGGCAGAGGCTGAAGAGGCAAAGATGAAACTTTGAATGTCATTGTCTTGAGCGAATTCAAGGCAGTTAATTGTTCCCTTTACGTTATCAAGATAGACTTTTTTAGGATCAGAGATGGACTCACGAACACTGGTTTCAGCTGCAAGGTGAACGAAGACGTCTGATGGATCAGCTACAATTGGAGATGTTATGTTATCTATATTCACGTCTTCATTTCCTCGTGATTTTTTGTCTATTATTGTGAAACTCTCATTCTTTGAGGTGAGAAGATTTACTAAGTTTTGTCCTATAAAGCCTGTTCCGCCAGTAATTAACCAATTCATTTAGGCCCTCCTGAGATTTAATGAAGGTGGCCTTGCCGAAGGGCCACCTCCGTTGTGAGAGGTGGAAGGAACACCTCTCGTTTCGCCCGGGCTAGGAAATAGTTTGTTCAATAATTGGACGATCTTCACATTTCTCGATTGAGAGGATGCCTTTGAGAGCATCTACTACCATATTGTCCCAGTTGTAAGGAGTTTGTTTAGCGTATTCTTCCCACTTTTTGACCGCCTCAGCCATCATTTTGCGAAGTTCCTTCGATATTAGAGGAATTGCCATCTTCAGAACTCCTGTCGCTACACCGATTAAGACTGACTGCCACATCCTTTTTCCTCCGTTTAGAGAAAAAGGACCAGACTTTGACTAAGTTTATCATGAAGGAAATTCTGCCTGGTTCTTTTTCGTGAAAAATTACTTCGTTTGGCTCATGAAATTCACCACAGATAGGACATCTCATTTAAAGATCTCCATTTCTGTATTAGATTCAGGTGTCTTTTTGAACGTAATGCTCATTCTATCGCTTCAATCTACTGGTTTTTCCTGAACTTCACAACTTCCCTCTCAGCCACACTGTTTACATTTTAGTTTTTGATGTCTGGCTTTCAAACTAACTCCCAAAAGTATTTTGAGATTACCTCCTCATACTTTAGTGGACAGTCCTGTTGATTCTCTATAAGTTTATCAAGAAAAGATTTGACCTGTAGCAGGAGACGTTCATTCTCCCGTTCTGCCTCTGCCTCTGCCATCTCCAGCGTGAGACGATCAATAACTATGCTCATTTCAGCACTTCCATTTCGGTATTAGATTCAGGTGTGTTTTCATGAGCTTCTTCACAATGCCTGAAATGCCCTTCAAATGGATGAGCGAGGAAATTGACGACTTTCTCCATCCATGACCCATGCCAGTTTCGCCCTAACCTTGCACTTATCGTTTCCTCTGGTGATCCTCCTAACAAGGAATTAACAGCAAGATCAAGTGTAAATAACTGATTAAAAATCCACTGTCCTAATTTTGACTTTGCCATTAGTATCATTCCTCCAGAGGTATGACTGTAGTGGAGACAGTAACTATAGTAGTTGGGACAGGGAGCTTAGGATCATCTTTTTCCAACCACTTAAGTAACAATGTTAGGAATTTAACTAACCACTTCATAATGACCTCAATCTGTTATAATGTAACCAGATGATGTTTTTACTGGATGATTCGAATAGACATCGATCCAGGTACGATCTTTGTATCGGAAAAAGGGACACTGTCCGCAGACTCCCCCCATAAGTTGACGAAACGACCGACTACGGTATATGGACCTTGAGGTAAAGATGCAAGGTCGTAACAGATGGTACGACTAGTTCCGGTACAGTTGACTTGAGTTGCAGGATTGGTTCCGCAAGTGGTAACAACTGGAACTGTTATGTAGTCAGAGATGCCGAATTTGAGTTTGGCAGCTATTACATTTTGTTCTGCAACTGAGCAGTCACAAGTTAAGAAAGGACCGGCAAAAGTTTGGGCTGGCGACATGAGTAATAATAACAAGAATGGTAAAACGGCTAATTTCATTTTACTGTCTCCCTTCATGTTCCATAGAGAAGTGATTACCGTCTGGATTTGAGAAATCTCCTCCCCAACGATTTAGTGGATGGAGAGACTTCCAATACTGACCTAGTTGGAAGTAATCTCCAGAGTTGGTTAAGTAACTGTCGTTTTTGAACAAGCAAAAGTCTTGTGCAAGACGAATGTAATGTAAGGAACCTTTCATGTGTCCTATTCCATTAGCATTAAAAGATTCACCGAAAGTAAGTTTATAATCCATGCTGTAAGCGAAGGAGATTAACTTACCTATGTTGAAAGTAAATAGTTGCTGTTGGTCAAGTAGTTTGTTCATTAACTTCCTCAGGTTCAACGTCTACGATCATTCCAGATTCACGAGCAGCAGTGATTGCACGCTGCTTGAATTCTTCAAGGTCAGCCTTTGTAAGTCCAATGTGAGTGGAACTGGATTGGACTTTAGTAGGAACACGGAGACCAGAGAGTTCGAGTAGGACTGTGTCAGCTACATCCTTTCGATCTTTAACGGAAGCCGAACCATCTTCGTTTTCGAAAATCTCTTGATAAACGTCAAGAGCACGATTGGTTAAAACACGAACACGCTCTATGACCTTTTTCGCTTCACGATCTTTATCCTGGCGAATTTCGGAAAGTTTTAACTCACCCAGGTTTGAATTGAGTGTATTGCTGACTGTTTGAGGATGAATGTTTAAGATTTGGGCGATTTCAGTTTGCTTCCATCCAAGAGCAGCCAATCTCACAATTTCATGAGAGCGTTGCCAAAGCTGTTTGATTTCGTAAGTTTTACGTTCTCCATCTTCAGCTCTCCTCCCATCGAGGTCACGGAACTCAAATCCATAAAGGCCATTTCTTGTAACTAATTCAGTTTCCATAAAATTTTCTCAGAAAAATTTTTTTAACTTTAGTTGAGATCAGTATACCATTAAATGATGGAAATGTCAAGGTATTATTCTGTACGGTTGTAGGTAGGTACTATTGTTACGAAATTGTACAAATTTTGTACTACCTTTCTATAACTAAACTATAAACGTTAGGCATGGGACCCAGGCATGGAACCTCTCATTTGTTACGTAGTTTGTCCAATTTTTGCACGATCTGTTACCAACTATCTGTTACGGATAGATAGATGGATGATCTGTAGCAAATGTTACGAAATTGTACATTGTTCTAAACTACCTTCCATTTTGGAGAGGAGTCAACCCGCCGTAACTATGCAAAAAACTACCCCCATGCCCAACTTGACAACCCATTAAAACTATGTCATAATGGTTTCAAAATTAAATATTAGTTCATTGACATACGAGGTGAATATTATCTGGTAGGTGCGGTGTCCACTCATGCGAACACCTAAACCTGTAAAGCCATATCCATTACCTCGGCGAAATAACGAAACCTGACATAGTTTTAAACCGATCACGTTTAAACCTATTAAAAACGTAAGGAGAAAAGCTATGTTAGATATGAATGAAAAAGTTGATAATCTCGTTTTATCCAAGGGTTGTAACATCAGACCTTATAAAGGGAGCGAGGAGTTCAAACGGATAAACCTTAGTGTAAAGTTTCATGGTATTACTTTACATGACGTCTTTCAGAAGGCCTTAAGCGGTGCGGTTATAAGTTGGCAGAATGGCCCTGGGAGGAGAAACTTTGACAAGTGGAACAGTAATCAAACTATTGAACTTTCCTTTAGTGCTCCAGGGAGAACGCAAATAACTTTCGATCCTGTCTCAGCGGCAGCAGCGGAAGGAATCTCAGTTAAGGAATACCTGGAAAGAGAACTTGCTAAATATCAGGACGATGTAGATGAATGAGTAGTTTGTAAGTAACTATGTCAGGTGGAGGAAAGCCCTATGGATTAGGTTCTGTAGGGCTTTTTTTGTTTAGAGTGTAAAGTGTAAAGTGTAGGTGTAGGTAGATGTAGGTTCGAGGAAATGACATTGTGCAGAATATTACGTTGACAATTACAGGTAGGTGATGTATGGTGTATTAATGTATGGTGTAGGAAATGTCAATGGTTTGCTCTTCCAGGTGAGGGCATATGCATACATACAATGCATACAATGCATACAATGAATACATACTACATGTATATATAAAAGAATATATATATTGTAGGCTACTCGTAATGAATGTATGTATTGTAGGTAGATATTGTAGGTAGATATTGTAGGTAGGCATTGTATGCAATATACACCTCTGGGGACAAGCAAACTATTGACAACATGACAGATGACAGATGACATAATACGTAATACATTACATACGTACAATTTAACAGTTCGTCCAAAATTTGAACAATCTAACCAATCACTATTTCAATCACTTGTTTCAACCACTAAGAGGAATGAGTGAGGAAAAAGTGAGAGAAAGGAGGAGTTATGCAAAGTTATGAAGAAAGAGTGGAAAGCTCAATACCAGTGCAAGCGAGGATAAGTATGGTAGTGCTGGCAGAGTTAACTGGGTATTGGGAGAGGAAAGGGATTAGAATTAACAGCATGAGTCAGTTAGTGAGTTGGAGTCTAGAATTGCTGAAACAAAGTTTGATAGCTAATGGGCAGATGAGTGAAGATGAAGTGAGTGTGGAGGAAGCGAATAGATTGATGATAGGCCTGGGACTTTATCAACCTGGATTGAGAGGGAGGACGAGAACCAAAATCGCTCATACACTTGCATTTGAGAGTATGAGAGATGAAGGAGTTGATCCAAGAGTGGTAGCAAGTGCACAGTATAACACTCTGCACAATGCAAACAGTGTTAAAGCGCCTGAAAGTGAAGTGATTGAGAGAATAAGAAAAGTACCAAGGAATCAATCACTTTACAATGAGTTAGTGGAGATTGAGAGGAAGAGGAAGGAGGAGGAAATAAAGAATGCTAAAGAGGCAGTGATTAAGCAGGCAAGGGAAAGTGGAGTTATTGCTGAAGTTGATGGAGAAGGGAAAGTGATGAAGGAAGGAATGAGTAGTGAGGAGTTAAATAACTATGATAAGGAAAGAGAGAGGAAAGTGAGAGAGAAGGAAAACGCTCCGGTTGATCCAGAGTGGATGAAGAAAGTGGTGATTAAAGATCGTCCAAATTTTGAATGATCTATTAATCAATAGTTAATCATCTGAATCGTTAAAGATATAATGATTCAGGTGATTAACTTATTGACAAATGTTTGGAGATGTGTTATAATGTGTTAAAAAATGAGAAACGTAAGTGAGAAGGGAGGTGAGTGAGTGATGGCTGAAAGACAAGCAGTAACAATTGAAGAAGTGTTGGAGAGTGAGTTCCCCAAAGAGATGGAGAGATGGGATAAGTGGGACTATGCTATCTTCGGACCGGAGTCATTCGAAGACGATGCGGAGATCATTGTTCACCTAATTAACGAAGATGGATTCAGGAAGAAGTTAACCCTTAAAGTTAAATAGTTCGTTCAGATTTTGGAGGATCTATGATTACAGTCAACGGTAGACCAATGAAGGAATTTATAGACCTTATCGTCTCGACCGAAGTCAGAGCAGCAATGACTGACTTCCATGCCATCTATCACTCACCTGTTAAGAGTAAGGGATGGACTCCTCGCTATGGACGTAGTTCGAGAGTTCGCAAAGTTGATCCAAGTAACTTAACGAAAGGGGAAAAAGCGTGAAGGAGTTAACTGATAAGGAGTTGCTCAATCTTGAGATTGAGCGAGCAAGTGCAAAATCGAGAATGAAAGAACTAAGCGAAGATTGTAAATTGCTTAGGAAATACCTCACGCAGTTCGAAGAAGCCTACATGATGTGGTATAAGAGATATAGTAGTGCCGACAGAGAACTTGCTGAACATGATGGGAGAGTTAAATATATAAAGGAGAAGGAAAAGAAAAATGCAACTAACTTAGCAGTTCAACTATCTAAAGAACAAATACTGGAAGTAGCCAGGGCACTGGGAATTGAACTTTAAAAAGGAGGAGGTGATCATATGATAGTTACAACTATCTATAGGATAGAAGACGTAAAGAAGATCATCCTTAACCATAATAAGGGAATGCTTAGATTCAGTGACAAAACTCACCAATATGAAGTTGGGCATACTGGAATTGGTGAGTATACAGTAGATGTGACTAAGAAACCTGAAGTGAACTATACCTTAATGGAACGACTGTGGATGATCTTAGGGTACGCACGATAAGTTGGAACCACACTTATTCTCTCCTAACCATAGCGATAGGTAATAAGTGTTATACTTATCACTTGGTTGGAGAGTTTCAGTATGAGAAGTTTCGTACTTTGCTTAAATACAATCAAGGGAGAGCCTTAGCCTATTTAAAGAAGGTAGGTAAACTGATGGAAAAAAAAGGAGGTGGTTAATAACTGTGAATAAATGTACCAAATTTTTCATTGACAATTTTCTATAGTTATGTTAACGTCATTGAATAACAATTAAACATCCCTAACGGGAAAAAAACTAAGGAGGAAAGTTATGAAAGATTTAAAAGTTCAAGCGACAGTACCTGAGAAAAGAGATGCATCCGGCAAACTTCTCCAAGCCCAAATTGGCCCTTACACAATCACTGTGAAGAGCGGCGCAACTGCCAAAGAGTCAATCGAGCTATTTGGCGACGAGGCTGTTCACAGCAATGCTGATGCCAACTGGGTCAAGACTTTGCAGGCAAGCATGAGGACCGGGATGAAGAGAGGTTGGAACCAAGCCCAACTGCAAGCCAATTTAGGAAGTGCCAAGATGGGTGTCGCTCAGCGCTCTGCTCCTATCGATCCAAAGCAGGCCTTCCTCGCTATGTATGCCGCTGCGACTCCAGAAGAGCAAAAAAGAATGATCGCCGAATTGACCGCTCGAGCTGCAAAGTAACTCAGGTAACTCTATCGATTGTCCTGGGAGTGAGAATGTCCTCCCAGGACATTTTTTGGTCCTAAAAAATGTACCATGTAGTGAGAAATAACACAGAGTTGAGCAGTGAAGAAGCAGTACGCTCCGACGCCTTGTTAGACACACCCATAAAGCAGGAGAATGATATGAATCTACCAACAGTAGAAGAGGCTGGTGTTATAGCTGTAGGATTAGCAGAGCACTTAAGCGCAAGCGAACAGGCTTATTTCGTAGCAGGCTTTCAGGAGGCTATAAAATATCTGCTGTCTAACACAGAGTTGAGCAGTGGCAAAGTCATCTGTCTCGAACGATTAGTTGAATCAAATCTTAAAAAAGGAGGTGACTATTATGGAATTTGATATTCTTTGCGTTTTCACACCTACTGGAAAAACATTTACTTTCGAAAATGTTAAGATACTGCATGATAATGAAACAGTGTTGCAATTCTCGTGTGCTGCAACGTCAGATGAAAAAATCAAGTTAGTGACCTTTTCCAAAGCTATGCTTTTTGGGTGGTCTGTGACTCAAAAAAGTTAAGCGGTAAGATCCACTTTGACTACTTACATGGATTAGGCACTATGAGGCCCAACAAGATCATCCAAATTTTGAACAAACTGAATGAAAGGGAAAAAAGACTATGGAAAAGATTACTAAGGAACCGTCTTTAGCACGGATAAAGAAGATGGTTAGCGAACTATATAGAATATCAAAAAGACCATGCTCGATTGAGATGGTTAAAAGTTCCTGGAATGAAGAATTTACCTTCTCAATCTACATAGCCGGTAGAGAAGAATTAGAATTAGAATCAACTTATAATAGTTACAAAACCTGGAAAGTTCTCCAACTAGCCTACTACAAACTGATTAAAGAATTGGAGGTCTCATGATCAACGGGGAACTCGAGACTCGCTTTACTAAGTATTGGAATGGGATAATGAAATGTTATCCCTTTGAAGAGAGGCGTCTTAGTAAGTGGGAACCTCCCTACATCGTACAACCTAAGTACGATGGAGTTAGGTGCAGAGCGGTTCCTACAATGACTGGTCCTAAAGGAGATGAATTTATGTTACTTTCAAGTGAGGAGAACATCTTCTATTCAGTACCTCAAGTCAATGAATCACTGCGTAGGTTAAAGTTAACAGCCGAACTTGATGGTGAACTTTACTGCCATGGAAAGCCATTCGAGGAGATAGTTAGCATAACTTCTCGTACCGTCAATCTCCATCCTGATTATTCAAGTATCAAATTCCACTGTTTCGACATAGTTAATAAATTACCTCAGATGCAACGGACTTTGTTAATTGAAAACTTACGCAACCTCAGTTCGTCTATTGAAGTAGCGCCCTTCTGGCTATGTGAATCCCTTGATGACATAACTCGTGTGTTTGATAAGGTGATCGAACTCGGATATGAGGGCATCATTGTTAGGCATAAAATGGGCCCTTATGAACGTAAACGCTCAACATGGGTGATGAAGTTTAAACCTAAGCAACAGGATGAGTATGAGATAGTCGATTATGTTGAGGAGTATGACAAAGATGGAAATCCCAAGGATCGCCTCGGTGCCTTAACGTGTAAGTCAGGTGATGGTAACTTGTTCAATGTAGGAACTGGCTTCACTGACGAGGAACGTGTTAAACTGTGGGAAACTAAAGGATTGTTAACCTCAGGTGGTTTTAAAGCGGTGGTCAAGTATCAACACATAACTGTAGGTAGGAAAGTCCCACGATTTCCTGTCTATGTGAAGGTGAAGGCAGACTTATGAACTACTTAAAAGAAAACATAGGTTGGTTCTGGATAATCATCTTAATCACATGTTTATCTTTCTGGTACATTTTAACTGAGTTTTTCATCTTTTTAATTAATTAGGAGGTAACTACAATGAAAGAAGAAAAAGACACAACTATCGACAATCCAAGTGAATACAAACCCATTTACAAATTCCCTATTGCAGGTGTCCAACATCATAGAATTAAAGATGTCCTGTCCAAACTGGAAGAAGGTCAGTGGTTAACTCTGAGGACCGAACCAACTAACAAATTCGACCCTAACGCTATCCGCATTGAGTTCAAAGACACAATGCTCGGCTATGTTCCTAAAATGCGGAGTGCTGAGATCAGTGCTAAGTTATCTGTAGGTAAAATCGTTGGCTGTAAACTCGTTTATCTCAACAAACTCGCAAAGCCATGGGATATGACTATGGTTGAGATTATGGAGCTATCATGAATAAACTATATTGTTCTGAATGCGGAATGACTTTGAAAGTCCATCGTAAGGCGATTAAAGGTCTAGGAAGGATAGTGGAAATCGTCGAACCTCACATTTGTCTCGATGAGCCTATCCAACCAGACTTCTCCATCGATCCTGCTCCTCCTTACGTCAAGGAACCTAAGGGCAAGTTTGTCCAAATTTTGAACGAACTGAAACCAGGTCCTGGAGTTTGGCCTGAACCTGCACTTCATGGTGCTTCAGAAGGCTTCCAACCTCCTTTTCCTAAAATGGTAGGAACTGATGATCTTAGAGATCGCAGAACTATTGACTACGACAAGTCAACAGCACCTCTCTCTATCCTCCGTAACATAGGATCAATGAGTAATGCACTACCTACTAACAATCTTCAACCTGAACGATCTGAATCTATAAATGAGGAAGAACCAACTAACGAGGAATAATATGAAAAAGGTATTTATAGTCAATAACTCCAGTCATGACTTTAGGGAAGCGAAACACTTTGGTGAAACAGTTTTTCTATCTGAGGGACCTATTAACAGGTATGAAACAAACTCGATGATTAGGAATTTTACAGCCATTATGGCTGACAGTTCACCTGACGACTACATCGTTCCTTGTTCCCTAAACGTAATGAATTCGATAGCATGTGCAATCTTTGCTCACACTCATGGGAGGTTAAACTTGTTATTGTTTAAGAATGGTAAATACATTGAAAGAAACCATGTACTTAAGGGAGGTGAGAAGAATGATAACTAACAGAACATTAATGAAGTTAAGAAAGGATGCTCTAACAAATAAGATCAAAGATGAAGATAAGGCTAACCTAATCTTCCTCCAAAACAGAATCCTTGCTCTCAATGCAACTATTCTCCGTCTAACTCAAGAATTGTTAGACATTAACTTAATGAAAGGAAAATAAGAGAATGAAAAGAACAGTGGAGTTTACCAAAGCCTTTGATAAAAGAGACCCTGATCCAAGTAAGGACTATGGAATTCATGGAGTGGATATAATATTCGCTTTAAGTAAAGAAAACAAGGCTGTGCAATTTATCATCTTTACAAACTGGCACTTACCTAATGTTCAAGGAGAGATTGACAGCATGCCACTGAATAGTGAATTCCCATTTTCTCGCCATATACCTCAGGCCTCAGACTTAGGCTATCATAGTCCTAAACCTATGTATGAAGGACAAGAAGCATCATCTTATAACTGTAAATTAACTGGTGGTAAATGTTTCTATGAAGGTAGTGGCTCATATGCTCAGGAAATATTTGAAGTCTTACTCAGAGAAGGCAGTGAAGGAGTTTGGAGAGAACTGGAAGAATACTATAATTATATCTTTGGAGGTAAATAACCATGTTCCCTATCCAAGAACGTCCCACTTGGTCAATCCATGACTCGTCAAAGATTGACTCTTGGCTTGAGTGTAAGCGTAGATATTTCTATGAGCATCTCCTCGGTTGGCGGCTTGACCTGCCCGCTCATGATCTGTGGTTCGGCAACTGTTGGCACGCTGCTCGTGAATATCAGTTACTCCACGGCTACGATAAAGTCTCTGATGCCTTCAGTGTCTTTATCGAAATGTATAGGCGAGAATTTGACGCTGACTCCGATGTCCTTTACTCACCTAAAACACCAACAGGTGTCCTCAATGCCTTAATGAAGTTCGCTGAGGAACGTTCGAGTGACTTGATTGAGAATGAGGTTGTCGTACTCGATGGGGTTAAGTTAACGGAAATCTCCGGAACCGTTCCTATCGACGAACGCAGAGTCCTCCACTACCGAATGGACTCTGTCCTTAGACGGATCGAAGATGATATGATATTCTCCTGGGATCATAAAACTACTCATGAGAAATACCTAATTGGAAGACAATGGCCTGAACAATTTTATCTCGGAATCCAAAATGGAACCTACACTCATTGTCTCTACTGCATGTTCCCTATTGACAAAGTTTTAGGTGTCGAGTTCTGTGGAACTGGCTTTACATTCCTTCAGCGTGGTTCTAAGGATCGTCCTGCTGGCTACCATGCAACTCTTCGTCGAGTCCCTGCTTTCAAAACTCCTGACCAAATGAATGTCTGGTTATGGAGAGTCAATGACATCCTTGATGAGATTGAGAGGGAAATAGATCGTCTGATGCATTGCAAAGAGGACGACACTGTAATGATGGCCTTTGGTATGAATCCTATGTCCTGCACAGATTACCGTGGATGTCCTTTCCATGACTACTGTCTCAGTTGGAGCAATCCACTACAGAATACTTACGAACCACCTCTCGGTTTTCGTGAGGAGTTCTGGAACCCTTCGGAAATGCAAACTACTAACAAACTAAATCTTGAATGGAGTAAATAATGAAAGAACGTCCTAAACAACTACCATCTTCAACTTACACTATCCCTACTGGGCTTGGCAAGTTGTATGTAACTATCTCAGAACTCAACGGAGTCCCTTTTGAGGTATTCTGTGTTATAGGTAAAAGTGGTGGAGATGTCAATGCTATGGCTGAAACATTAGGACGATTGATCTCGTTGGCCCTCCGTAATGACATACCTGTTGCGGAGATAGTTAAACAACTGTCTGGGATTTCTGGCGAGTCTCAACTCATGTGGGAGAATTACCTTGTCAAATCTATCCCTGATGCAGTTGGTGAATTGCTCCGTCGTGTCTACTTAACTAATGAAAAGGAGTAAAAGCAAATGCCTTATGATTACAAGTCAGAACTTAAACGAGTTAAAGATTACTACTCAGGTGACAGACTCCAGAAACGTTTCTCAGCGTTAGTAACTGGAGAAACAAATGCTGGAAAAACCTACTTACTCCGGACGGCTCGTCGGCCTATTCACATAGATTCATTCGATCCTGGAGGAACAAAGTGTCTTCTCGATTTAATTGAGAAAGGTGACATAGTTGCCGATACGAGATGGGAACGAGATGATCCTTTCGATCCTACATCATTCGCAGAGTGGATGAAAGCTGTTGATATTCGTAGTGAGATAGGCTACTTCGATCACTTCGGAACCTACTGCCTCGATAGTGCCACTACCTTCGGAAATGCTGTAATGGGCTATGGTATGGCAGGGAGGAATAGAGCAGGTGAGACCCCTCAGATGCGTATTGACTATATGCCACAAAAGACGTACATGATTAACTACATCCGTAAGTTAATGAACCTCCCCTGCGATTTCATCTTAACTGGACACCTCAGGGAAATTCGCAAACTCGTCCGAATTGATGCTAAAACTGGGATCGCTAACGAGGAAATCAAGTATCGGTTCTTCACAACAGGGGATGCGGTAATGACTATTCCATTACTCTTTGACGAAATCTACGTCATTGTCGGGAGAGGTGAGGGCCCTGAAGGACCGAAACGTGAGATGTTAATCGACTCCCTCGGCACCTACATTGCACGTTCTCGCCTCAAACGCAACGGTATACTGAATGCAGTGGAACCTCCAGACATTCGTGCTCTGTTGAAAAAAGCAGGACTTGACTGGCAGGACAAATCGAAACTGGAACTTTAGTTCATCCAAATTTTGGACAAACCAAACGAAAGGAGGTGAAACACTTTGGCAATTACTAGTAGTTAAACCATTAATCTTTAAACTAAAATTTTCCATAAAGGAGAAAAGACTATGGCACTAACAGATTATTCTGATTTTGAAAAAGAGATTGAAACTTCTCAGGAACCTACCATTCTCGCCAGAGGGAGGGAAGCCAAGGTTCGCATCATCGCTATTCGTGAAGGTGTGTCTGAGAAAGTGAACTGCCAGTGGTATCAACCTATCTTCGATGTCCCTGCCGAACCGATGGTTATAGAGTTTAATGACTTCTTCTGGGACCTGGCAGATGCCAAGAACAAAGTCGAACCAAAGCAATTCACTCGTTCCTTGAACAAATTCAAGAACTTCGCTGCTGCTTTTGGCATCGACTACTCTCGCCCCTTCGATTGGGAATCCCTGATCGGTCTCGAAGGTTGGGTAATTGTAGGGATTAAGAAAGATGACGAATTCGGAGACAAAAACACTGTCGCTAAGTACGTAGCGAAGAAGTAGCTGTCTAGATGCCCCTGCGGTGTGGAAGGACACACAGAGCAAGAACCTCCGGCAATGGTCCGGCCATGCATTCGAGCATGATGAAACGGAAATCGAAGTCATTGCATTAGTCGGTGTCGAAACCGGCCAGGGGCAACAAAAGGAGAAGTGATGGGCTATCAATGGGAAGAAATACCAGAAACGGCTCTATCTCGAATGCCTATTTATGGTGGGTGGCTGGTGATGATCTTAGAAAATGTATTCCAGTCAGATCGAGGCACCTGGGGCTGGGACTACAGACCAGCCCTCACTTTTGTTCCTGATCCAAACCATGAGTGGAAGACTCCACTGGAAAAGGAGGAGTAATAATGAATACTGAAGAATTTAACATCCAAGTTGAAAAATCCTTCCTCCGTAGCAAAAACACGTTACTGAAAAAAGGAAAAGAATACGCTACGGAAACAGGTGATCGACTTGATCAGTTCCATCGAGCAGGTGCAACTCAAGGCATTACGCCAACTTCTGCTCTCATCGGTATGGTAACTAAACATATAACCTCAATCGCTGACATGGCTAAAGAACCAGAAAATTATAACCTCAAGCAGTGGCATGAGAAAACTGTGGACATCCGCAACTACACATTCCTCCTTGAGGCGCTGTTAGTTGATTTAGGCATTGTCTAAATAATAGGTAATGGATCGGAGGTGAGTCCACCTATTTAATCAACTAACATATCACCATCTATTTCAAACTGGGATCAGTTTGATTAAAGTCTGATGAAGGGCTGATTAGTGAGATGGAATCTGCAACTGTACCTCCACAACAGATAAGGGATGCGACAGTTGCTCTCCATCTCACATATTTTATTAGGAGGGAAAATGGACTGGGACAAATACTTTCATAACGTCTGTGTTACAATAGCCACGAAATCCCCTTGTCTGTCACGCAAGATAGGAGCCATTTTAGTTTTCGAAAACTCCATCATTTCCACCGGCTACAATGGCCCTCCAAGGGGTATTCCACACTGTGGACATAATCGCTTTATGGTAGACTCATTATTACTAAAGGCTAACGAAGTGGAATTTCAAACTGAATACATTGACCATAAACGCTTTTATAAAGAATGTCCTCGCAAAGTCATGGGGTTCAGTTCAGGTGAAGGTATGGAGTGGTGCACTGCTCAACATGCAGAAGAAAACGCAGTATCCAACGCTGCGAGGAATGGTACTTGCGCAAGGGGCTCCATACTTTACATGAACTCTCTCATCCCATGCCAGAAATGCTTCGGCACTTTAATTAATGCAGGGATTGTTGAGATCGTTGTTGAAGACAATACACCTTATGACATTCACTCTCGATTTATAATAAAGTTCTCAGAGATTAAAATTAGGAGGTTTAACTTATGACAGTTCTCATTCTTGGTTCAGATGGCTACATAGGTCATACATTAACTCATCATCTCCTCTCCCTCGGTCATAAAGTCGCTGGGCTTGACAACTACTGTCGCAGAGTAAGAGTTGAAAATATGGGAAGTAATTCACTAACTCCAATTGGATCTCCTAGTGGACGAATCGCTGAACTGAAAAACCGTTACGGAAGTAACTTCATCCACTCAATGGAATGTAATTTAGGAATAGACTCACCTGTTTATCTTCGGAACTATCTCTCAACAATCAAACCAGATGCTATCATCCACCTTGCTGAACAACCTTCAGCTGCATGGTCTATGATCAGTCCTTCCTATGCTGCTCGAACACAGCAGGAGAACATCATAGGGACGTTGGACCTCCTTTGGTCAATGAAAGAGGAATGTCCTGAAGCGCATCTTATTAAATTAGGGACGATGGGAGAGTATGGAACACCCAACTGCGACATATCTGAAGGGAAGATTCCTGAGGATTGTATAGGCGAAATCCAAGATGAATATACAGGAGCAGTGGCTGAATGTCCTATGGCTGATCTCCTTTTCCCTCGCACTGCAAATTCCTTCTATCACCTTTCCAAAGTCCATGACACTCACAATATCGAGTTTTGCTGTCGAAACTGGGGATTCCGCTCCACTGACATCATGCAAGGGATTGTGTTTGGTCTGCCAAACAGCTGCCTAACTCGTTTCGACTATGACGAGTGCTTCGGTACAGTAATCAACCGCTTCATCGTCCAAACCCTGGCCAAGGAACCTCTCACCGTCTATGGTTTAGGTAACCAAATACGTGGTTACTTAACCATTGAAGACTCGATCAAATGTATAACAATCGCACTTTCAAATCCACCAGAAATGGGAACCTACAGAACCTTCAATCAATTCGCTCAAACCTTCACTATCAATGAACTTACTGAGATGGTATGTGAGTCAGCAAAGATTCTTGGAATCACAGTTCCAAAAATCTCTCACATTGAAAATCCTCGAAATGAGGCTGAGATACACTACTACAATCCAGTTCATAGTAATCTATCAACCCTCGGTTTCGTCCCAGATTTAGACTTCCAAAACTCAATTACTATAACAATGGAGAGGTTAATGCCCTACTCCTACGATATTATTAAGGACGTTCTCAACCCTAACATTAAGTGGAGGTAACTATGCTAATCAACGAAGACTATCGCCCTCGCTTTTCATTTGAAGTAACTGAAGAACAAAAACTCCGTGCTGATCGTCTCATTACACAGTATGGACTTCGTAAGGCTCTGTTCCAACATATCCTTGATGATGTCCTTGATTTGATCGAAGAGCGTGGAGGAATAGCGATTGGCATCTTAATGTCCGGCGCTGTAAAGCCAAGGGAAATTCTTCCTACTATGCACGCTGCGGATAAAGAAGGGAGGAAAGATGGCTGATTTGGAATCTCTTAACTACACTTCAATAACAGACATGAGCACAGACGAGGCTCTCGAACGCCTTCGTCAGATTCGTCTCAGTCGCAGAACACCTGAAGTAAGAAAGAGTACAACGATAAGAAGTAAAAAACAACTTATACCCAAAGTCGATACTGATATGGCAGCTGAGTTGTTAAAACTAATCAAAGGAGAATAACGGCTATGGCAATAGATGTAGGAAAAGTTGGAATGATTCCTATTACAGCAGTAATTGTTGATGATAGGGCAAGGAAAGTAATGGGAGACTTAGTTGGCCTTGAAGAAAATATGAAGGAGAGTGGACTCATAGCTCCGTTAGCAGTAAGGGACAACGAAGATGGGACTTATAAACTCCTTGCAGGCGAACGGAGGTATACGGTTCTCCTTGCCAACCAAGTGCTTGAAATCCCAGTCCGCATATACAACAGAGATCTATCTGAACTCGAAATGAAGATGATTGAGAAGGCCGAAAACTTCTGGCGTAAAGATATGGAGTTCTACGAATTAGATCAACTCACCTTAGACATCCATACTATGCAACAGGAAACTCACGGTGTTAAAGCGCCTGGACCTGGGGCTTCAGGCTGGGGAATGCGAGACACTGCAGAAATAATAGGTGCTAAATCACCTACTGAGGTCTCAGAAGCAATCAAGCGTGCAAACGCTCGTGAGGCATTTCCTGAGTTATTTGAAACCTGTCGAACCGCTTCAGATGCATCTAAGATTCTTAAAAAGATCGATGAAGCAGCGATGAAGCAAGCAATAGTTGAACAACTCGAAGTACATAAAACTGACAGCACTGTTCATCAGTTATCAAAGTGTTTCGTGGTTAAGGATTTCTTCGAAGGAATTAAAGAAGTCCCTGACAGCATAATCCATCTCGTCGAGATCGACCCTCCTTACGCTATCGACTTGACGGGTAAGAAGAAGAAAGATGGTGAGTCATCGTACATTTTGGAAAACTATAACGAAATTCCAGTCGAGGAATACCAAGTTTTCCTTGCAAAACTTTTCGCTCAATGTTACCGAGTCATGACTCAGCATTCTTGGTTAATCTGTTGGTTCGCTCCTCAACCATGGTTTGAGATTGTATTCCAGGAATTGAACAACGCTGGATTTTCAACCACTCGAATGTGTGGTATCTGGACTAAGGGCATTCCAGGTCAAAACATGAACCCTGCAGTTCGGCTATCAAACTCCTACGAAATGTTCTTCTATGCGTGGAAAGGACAACCTGCCCTCAACAAACCTGGACGTGCGAACCATTTTCACTTCTCACCCGTTCCTGCTAATCAAAAGACTCACCCAACAGAGCGGCCAATCGAACTGATGAAAGAAATCTATGAAACATTTGCCTTCGCAGGTTCCCGTATTTTAATTCCTTTCCTTGGATCAGGTAATGGAATCTTGGCTGCATCCCAACTCGGAATGACAGCGACTGGATTTGAACTTTCAAAAGCCTACAAGGATTCCTTCCTTGTCAAGGCTCATTTAATGAATCAATAGTTCATCCAAAATTTGGACAAACTGGAGGTTAGCCATTGAAACGTCTCTACGTACCACCTTCTGGGAATACCAAAGCTAAACTCGCTATCGTTGGCGAGCAGCCTGGTGTACAAGAAGCACAAGCTCGTCCTCCTAAACCCTTCATTGGTCCTACAGGGAAAGGCCTTGATGAATGTTTAGGTATTACGAAAATCCTTCGCAGTTCATTGTATCTAACAAATGTAATCAAAGATCTCGATGCACCCCTTAAACACTACATAGACCTTGACGAGAAAGGTAAATACACTATTCACCCTGAAGGCTACCAATACATACAAGAACTCGGAGCGGAACTATCTCAACTCAACCTCAACTGCGTCGTAGCACTTGGCAACATAGCGTTACTCGCTCTAACAAATCGCATAGGGATTACAAAGTGGCGTGGTAGTGTCCTTGAATCCACTCTCGTTCCAAACCTCAAGGTCCTCCCAACTTTCCACACCGCTACCTTCATCCCTCCAAAACTAAACTTTCTCAACAAACCTTTAATCTGCGAGGATTTACTCCGAGCTAAATACGAATCTGAATTTAAAGAAATAAGGAGGAAAGAACGAAATGTCATCACTAGACCTTCATTTGGAAATTGCATCAGATATCTTCAACACTGTCTTGACCTTGGAACAAGAGGCACACTCATCTCCTTGGACATCGAAGTCATTAATAGAGAGGTTGACTGTGTATCAGTCTGCTGCGATAGCAGCGAATCAATTTCTATCCCATTTAGATATTCCCAAGGAGATTACTTTACCCCTGATCAGGAGTTGGAGATAATGCTCCTCATCGCTCACATTATTCAAGATGATCGAATCCCCAAGGGAGGTGCGAACTTCATTTTCGATCTCCAATTCCTATTTCGTAAGTATGGAATCCTCCCTCGGGGACCTATCCACTGTACACAGATAGCACAGAAAATAAGTTTCCCTGATCTCCCTGCGGGTCTAGATGCTGTCACAACTATGTACACTGACATTCCTTACTACAAACAAGACGGGAAGCAGTGGATTAAGATGGGCTCCGGATCATGGGAAGAGTGGTGGAACTACAACGGTCTCGATGCTATTGTCCCTATCGAATCCTTCCCAAAGCAATTCGAGACACTCCGTAAACAGTTTAACATTGAAACCTACGAACGTCAGCGGAAGTTAATCTCTCCTCTCATCTATATGTCTGAGCGTGGGATCAGGATTGACGTTGAAGGGATGATTAAGTACAAGGAAGAACAGGAAAGTGAACTCAGATCCCTCAATCAGGCATTGATAGATGAAGTCGGCTATGAAATAAACTACAACTCTCCTCCACAGATGATGAAGTACTTCTATAAAGAATGTAAAATCAAACCTTATAAAAATAGAAATACGAAAGGTGAATACCACGAAACTTCCAACGTAGATGCTCTCAAGCGCATCTTTCGTCTAAACGTTAAGGGATCAGCAGCAGCCCGCATCATGCTTGATATTCGTAGTCTAAGCAAGCGCATTTCAACTTACCTAAACATAGAAAAAGTCGATAACGATGGGAGATACAGATCAAGTTACAAACCTGTTGGTGCTGAAACTGGTCGACTGTCTTCAGGTGAAACTATATTTGGAAAGGGTGGAAATCAACAGAACTGGCCACATGACCTTTTGCGATTCTTCGTCTTTGATGAAGGATATATCGGCTACTCCTTCGACCTTTCTCAAATTGAGAACCGAATCGTTGCCTACGTAGGAGGTGTCATTCCTCAAATCGAAGCTTTCGAACAAGGCATTGACCTACATAAAATGACTGCTTCAGTTATCTTCAACAAACCTTACGATCAGATCTCATCCGAAGATGGTTCCTCCGATCTCGGTGATGGTAGGCAAAGTGAACGCTATTGGGGAAAGAAAGGTAACCATGCTATAAACTACGATGTAGGGTATAGAACATTCGCACTCAAAAACGAAATGCCTGAAGCGGAATCTAAATACATTATTGAAAAGATTCACAAAGGCTATCCGCAAATTCGAGGTGGTTATCACTTAACTATCCAAGGCATGTTAAAGAATAATAGAGTTGTTACAAACCTCTTCGGTCGTAACAGACTATTCCTCGGACCTATATTCCCATCCTATCCAAATGTCCCTCTCAATGCTTGTCAAGATACATACCGTGAGGCTTATGCACACTTTGCTCAAAGTACTTGTGCTGACAAAGTGAATGAGCAGGGAGTGGAGTTCATCTATTACAACCAGCACTTATTTTCTCCTATCGAACTCCTTGCTCAAATCCATGATTCGATAGTGTTCCAGATTCCCTTAACATTACCTTGGACTGCCCACGCTGAGATGTTACTCATGATTAAACAATCTCTTGAAACCCCACTCATCTGGCACGATAATGAGATTAAAACTCCAGTTGACTTATCTATAGGCTTCAATATGAGTAAGGATGAAATGAAGGAATTGAAAAGTAAACAAATCCCAAGCGACGTAAATCTATTCGCTGATAAGTTAAAGGAGATTTATGACTCCCTCAATACAAAACATCTTATCAATGATAGTCCAGCTATCTCTTGATAGACATACTGGTGACGCAGTTCGTGATATCTACGATGTTCTAATGGAACTTATGTTAGAAACTACTAAACTTTTTCAAACTATACGGAAACAGGAGAATGCATAAACTGTGTCTAATAGAAATCTTCCAGACTGGATTGATGGCTTTATGTTGCTATCAGAAGAATCTGAGCCTCCTCGTCTATTCAGAAAATGGACTGCTATTTCGGCAGTTGCTTCTGCATTGCAGAGGAAATGCAGGGTCGACATAGGAATATCATTAACCTTTTACCCCAACTTCTACATCGTCCTTGTCGGTCCCTCGGCTACAGGCAAAGGCACTGCGATGAAGTATGCTTACGACATTCTCGAACAAGTTCCATCAATTCGTCTTGCAGCCCAAGCCACATCCCTCCAAGCTCTGATCCGTAGGATGAAGGAAACCAACTTAACCGACATAGACTTGGCAACTGGAGAACAGATATTCCACTCATCTCTAACAATCTTCTCCAACGAGTTTACTGTATTCCTTGGTTATCATAATAGGGAATTAATCTCTGCCCTTTGTGACTGGTATGACTGTCAGAACAGATGGGTTTATGATACTATTAAAAGGGATAAGGAAGAAGTAATTGGAGTTTGGACTAACATCTTGGCTGGAACCACTCCTGATAACATACAAACTGCACTCCCTATCGAAGCCATAGGAGCGGGCCTAACTTCACGCATTATCTTTGTCAACGAAGACAAACGTGATAAGTTAGTAATCTTTCCTTCCACTTCAATGCGTGAGATAGAACTCCAACAACACTTAATCCACGACTTGGAACAAATCTCTCTAATGGCAGGTGTCTTTCATTTCACTGAAGATGCAATGGCTTACTACACTGAATGGTGTTACAAAGCTGATGTCAATCCTCCATTTAAAGACAAGAAGTTCGACGGCTATATTGGACGTAGGCGTAATCACTTATTATCTCTATCAATGGTGTGTAGCGCTAGTCGAGATAATAACATGGTCTTGTTAAAGGATGACATAGCTCGTGCCGATAAACTACTTGCCGAAGTTGAAGTAAAGATGGGAACCACTTTCAGAGGTATTGGTAAGTCAGACATCGCTTCATTAATCAGCGACGCTTTATTGTTCCTGGAGATGTCAGAAACTCCTGACATTTTAGTCTCAGACTTCTCCAGGTATTTTGAAAGCAATATGGATAAGTTTACTATGGATCGAGTATTAACCACTCTCGAAGTAGGCAAACATATCAAGGTAATTAAACGCCCTGGAGTCGATTCTGTAATTCACTATCTTGAGTTCCAAGATCGTTCAAAAAATGGACAAACTAACGATCACGACCACGACGAAGTTTAGAAACTTCATCATAGAATTCATCAGTAAGCACTCCACCTGCGAGGTCTACTATCATTTCCTCCCTCCTTAATGATGCAGCATCTGTTGGTGAAGCTTTGTCTAATCTATCTACATATGCCTTAGCCCTTGCCTCAGTTGAAAGTCCCTGCAACCGTAACCAAAATGATCTATTAGGAAGGTTCTTAGTGTCAATTTGGAACTGGAACCTATCTTCCAACCTATCTCTAACATCAGGATCTTTGAAACTATTAATGTATCTATCTACGTCACTTTTCGTTTGATTGTTGTAGAATAGATAACCCTCAGCTCTCGCATCGAGGCCTAATTTCTGACTGGTTCTCATAGCTTCATCCCACTGTCTCGCATCATCTATTGACTTAGCATGCTGAGAGTAAGGATTAGTAAGCCCAATGAATCGTTTAGCAACTGGAGTCCTAGCAAGTGCTTCAAAGAAATGCATCTGCCTTTCCTTCTTCGGAAGGTCACTAAACGCTTGGTCATACGCATGGCCTAACAATCCAGCGAAGTAATTATCTTTGGTAATGATCTGCTCACCAAAGTATTTCATTCTCTCTGGAGACAACCCAGTTGCTTTACCTAAATCAACCATAGCTTGTGGCGTCTTCCCTGGAATATATTCCTCTTCACTCCCACCTACTTCATTCCCACTTAACGCTTTAGGCATCCTCCACTCAAACTCTTTACTACTCTGTTTCCAGATATCTTCCATCCTCCAGAAATCTTTATTAGCCATATAACCTAACGTGCCAGCTGCTGAAGGCGGAAGGGCTGACAAATCAACTGGAGACAACTGCTTAAATGCCTGAGCAATTCTCGTAGTGTCTACGTCCTTTCCATAGTGATAATCAACCCCTGCCTCACCCACTGCTTTGAAAAACTTCTGAAATGTATCGAGAGGTAATTTAAGATAAGGATACACCATCTGACCCTTTGAATCCTCAAAACCAAACCAGTCACCAAAAGGGATGATTAAGTTATTCTCAGCATTAATGTCACCTTTTAATGACTGCGTTGTTTCAGGAGCATAACCTTGTGCGGCTATATAAATCCCTGTAGTCAGTGCCGTTAGCTGTGCTATCTTATAAGCACTCGAAATAGGATTCTCTATCATAGCTCTTCCGATCCCTCTCGATGCCACAATAGTTGCATTAAAATAAGGGAACGCTTGATCAATTGCCTTAGCTGTCCCTCCACCTTGATTAAAGTCCATATAGTCACGAGCTATAAACGTAGCCTCTTCAGGTGTCTTTCCTTGTCTCAATGCCCTCTCACGAATCGCTAACCTAGTCATAATCTCAGATGTCTCTCCCATGTAACCAAGGAAGTCCATAGCCTTCTGCGTCTTACTCCCTACATGTCTCCCTCTCTGAAACAACCTCCCTTGGTGAACGAGGAACTCCAGCCCTCCACCTTCCTTGAGATAGTCTATGTATCTACCTTTACGTAACAGTGCATCACTAAACGTTGCTGCGATGTCCCTTGCCATCTGAAATCCATATACTGGAAGGTTACTATTATAAATAGGCTTCCACTTTCCATTTTCAAATGAGCGAGCTGAGTACCAAATGTGCATTACGTCTCTTGGTAGATTTGCAAGAGCAAAGGCCCAGTTAATTCCAGTTGCAAATGCTCTGACGATAGGAGCACCTGATGCCCATCTCAAAAGCCTTGCAGTTTTATAACTAATTTCAGGCCCTGCAGTTACCCATTCCTTAGCCATCTCTGGACTGAGATACATTCTCTCCCGTTTCCCTTTGACAAAGACAAAGGTGTCTTTCCACCCTACAGGGATCTTATTTTCAGCATTAAGTACATTAATAGCTCCTTCAATCGCAGCGTCTGTTGCACCCTCTGCCTTCATTCTATCTCGTATTTCAGTAGCTTTCTCAGCCATTTGTTCCTTAGTAAACTTAACTCTAACAAATGGATTGTCAGGTTTCTCATGTGCAAAGTCCCACAACTCTCTATTCGCCAAGTTGTTCGCTATTCTATTATACATTCTATTAAACACCTCAAGTGCCATCACTTCACTTGAAGGTTCAAAGATGTCAGTTTTCTTACCTAACTGCAGTGGCTCAATACCTGAATCGTAGATACTCCTCCTCACTCCATCTCTAGGCAACTTTGCATCATAGACTTCAGCGACTTCTATAGTTCCTTCAGCTGGTTTCAATCTCCTATAATTATGCGTGACTAAGTCATTATATTCCTTTTCAGAAATCAACTCTACTTCAAATGCATCTTTCAATGGCTTCTTCATCCATTCAAAGTAGGCATCATTAGACCTAATTATTTCTTCAGCCTGCTTAGGATTTAGTCCTTCTTTCTGTGCAAAACCTACAACGTAGTTAGCTGCATCCGTTGGAGTGAAATTTTCAGGATAGTTAAACTTCTTCCCTTTTGCACTCTTAGCAATGTCAAGGATACGTATGGCTAGGATACGTGTGTCTCGAACATCCTTCATATGTTTAGACATTCCTGCTCCATATTCCTTATTCATCTGTTTCAAGTACATACTCGCTAAAGCACCTGAACCTTTTGACAATGAAGCCTTACGAACTATCTCATAACCTTCATTCCCGTACTTTTTAATCAAGTCCCTCCTAATATTTCCCGAGCGTTCAATCCAGTCTCTGATAAACTCTTCCTTAAGATGAGTAGCAACCTCCTTCGTTGGGCGCCTGGAACCCCTGGCCTTCTTCATATAGTTAATCACACCATCTATTGACTTAGACATTTGTTTGATGGCTTGGTCAATAGGAATGTTTGAATATAATTTAACTCCCCCAACTCTCGCATACTTCTCAGGAGCGAATAGGACATAGTTTTTATAAGATGCTTTTCCACTCAGTGCACGATACATATTCCCTGCAAATCCAAGATCACGGAGAAATTTAGAAGCTTCAATGTCTCCTGCTGATGTGCCTTTTTCTTTAGCAAGTATCTTATCAATCTGTCTATATAACTCACCTCCATTAGTCCATTCATCTATTTTAAGCTTATTAAATAAGTCTTCAGATTTAACCTTATCAATTATCCTTTTCGCTACTGACCTTTCATATTCAGTTAATTTTGCATATTCAGGATTTGCATTGTAGTTGTCCAGAAGGTCTTTAGCTATTCTTTTCTGAGCGAGTGTACTACCTTCACTTAAGTGCGCCTTTGTGATTAGCTTTGAAATAATTAACCTTGAACCTTTATTAATATACTGATCTCTTCCAGTCTCTTTATTAACATACTCAAGTGCCTTGGTAAGAACAGCAGATACGTCACTCTTATCGAGATCAACTACTAAATCACTTAGTATATTTCTATCGTTTTTACTAAGATCTTTGAAAGATATAGAGGGCTCATCACTGATTAGATTAGCGAATATCTCCTGTCGCTTAGAATTGAACTTATTAGATGTTGGTGTTCTAGCTAAACTCTCTACTATGGAGGAAGCTACTATCTTTCCTTCACTTGACAACTTAGCATAATGAGGGTTGCTATCCAAATTTGCAATCGCAGCTCCTATGTCAGCCTGTACATCAGGCATGTACTGTTCGCCTATAGCGTTCCTTAATTCCTCTATCTTCTCCTTTGGCAAGGTTTCTTTAATCGGCTTATCCCAATCTAACCATAGTGCACCTTCAGGAATATAAATTTCATGGAGAGCTCGTTTACCTAGAGATTTTGAAAAGTCGTTTTCTTTAAATGATTTAGCTGTTTCAAGCGATTCATTTAGCTTATCTATTAATGCAACATCATCTTTAATAGCCTGCTTTAACGTAGATACACTTTTACTATCAGATGGGATTCCACCTCTTTCATAGCTGACAAGCTCTGATTCCATATCTCTTATCCCTTTTAGTGTAATCTCTGTATCAGCCTTTATATTAGCAATCGTTTCGTCTCTAAACTGCTTAAATGACTTTTCACCAGATGCAAAATCTTCAAGAAGTTTCTCATAGTGATTATAGTTCTGATTTGGTAAAAAAGTACCAAAATTTGAAAAACCTATTTCTTTACCTTTATAAGTAACCTTAGGTCTCTCCCCAAGATCGTCTGCATAGCTCTTACCTACTCCATGTTCACTACTTACATAAAGCCCTGCCCCTCTTGCCATTGCACCTTCACCTGTCCTAAATGGAGCGCTTTCGAGGGAGTGAAATTTATCTATAACCTTCCCTGCGCCATGCCAGACTTTCATCATCGACTCAATGGCCTTATCAATAGGAATGTTTGAATAAAGCTTTGTCCCTCCCTTTGCATAATCTTTGCTATAAGTATTTGGTAACCAGTTTTCCTCACTCAACATTCTATCAAGCGTTTCCCATGGAGCTTCAGATGCTCTTTTCTCAAAAGACATAGACAATCTTTCACTTACTAGCCTAGCTTCCATCTCCCCTGGGTTCAGCATATACCTTTCCATTGCAGCCATGTGAGTTACTTCTGGAATTATAGTTGGATCATATTCCTTTATAACATCTGGATCTTTCTTTCTTAATTCAGGAAGGAGTTCATCGAAGAAGTATGTATAGAGTGTATTACTAGGATGTTCCTTAATACTTTCCTCCTTAGCTAACTCAATAGCTGCTCTGACAGTTGACTTAACATCTTCGTTTTTAGACAATCCTTCAAGTTGATTCAGGATATCTATCAATCTCTCATTATGAAGCCTCCTTATCTCAATTGAAGTGTTAGTACCAAGGAAAGGATGTTTTGAACCTAATTCACTATTGATTGCGTGAGATAGCTCATGAAATACTGCAGATTTATCATAAAAATCTCTGACAGATATAGTTTTATTTCTTGCTCTATATAAAGCATTAACTTTCAATAATGGATCTCTTTTTACAGTAATATCATCTATTGATGGAATAGCTCTACGAAGGTTATCCATACCAGAACCTTTTAACAACTCACCTATTTTAAAGGGACCTTTTTTGGGTCCTCCAGGGAACATAACACCAGACGATGTAGGTGTATCTGGATTCCTAGGCACAGAGTATTCAAAGCTATCAGGATCAATTTCATACCTCCATCTCCAATCCATTCCTAGCCAGTAACCAGTCTGATCATATATCTCTCTGTTCCTAAACAGATCCTTAGACCTAATCCCTCCAGATACTCTTGCTATCTCTTCAATCATTCTACTAACGGTCTCAGGGACCTTATCCAAAGGAATCATCGTATTCATTCGAGTTGATTCGCTCGCAGTTCGTCCAATTTTTGGACGGTCTGATTTTCTTGCCCACTCAGCTGCTTCACTCACAAAGTCTCTAAACGATCTAAAGTCATTAGGATCTTCAAACATCATTTGGAGTTCATCTGCTCTTGCAGCGATTTCACTCAACTGATTACGAGCCGTCTCAATGTCCACTTCCTTCCCATTGAGATGCCTATTAACCTCATTGATTAGGTAACTGGTCATCACCTCAGGATCACTCCGAACTGAATTCATCCTTTCATTATAAGAGCGTTTCATCAACTCTGTATGTTCTGCATCTGAGTCCCTAAAGAGCGATTCATTTCCTTTCAATCCTTCAGGTTTGTCAGTTCCAATATGTTCGTCTACTTCTGTATAAGGTTCAGACCTCTTCTTTGTCGGAGTAGATTTAACTTCCTCAAGACCGTCTAAATACAAACCGTACTCATCAATCGTATTGACTGATTTGCTTCTCCATACACCTTTTTGATCTTGGTAGTCAAAATCAAGTGCATCCATATCTTTGGATTCAAGATCATACTTAGCCATCTCAATGGCATCTTCCTTACTATACCCTCGCCCTTCAAGAAACTTAACTATGTTTTCTTCGGTCAGAGGTAATGGACCGCTCGGAATTTCCTCTGGAGTTTCAACAGAGGTTTCAACAGGGATTTCAACCTTAGGTTCCTTACCTTTCTCTTTAACTATCTTAACCTTCTTCTCACCTTCAGCTTTAGTCTTACTCTCCTTCATCTTAACCAATGCTGCTTCAGCTTTGTCCTTAGCTATGTTTTCATCTACTAACTCCCTAATAAGTTTATCATAGGACTTTTGTGCCTCCCTTGCTTCTTGGAAGAATTTCACTTCGTTTACTAAATTATCAGCTGCCTTTGGATCAAGTGTATCTATAGTTCCCTTTCTCCTGGCAACTTCCTTCGCTGTAGACTTAACATACATTTTGTTAAGTCTCTCAGCTATCTTACCTGCACCGGAGATTCCTGTATGACCACCTTTTAGAGCCATTACAGATGATAGTAAATCAGTTGCCATATTAGCCATGTGCCCCATAACTTTTGACACTTTAGTAGGTATATACTTATCACCTCTTGCAGCGAGTTCTTTGAGTTTCGATACTTCAGACACATACTCAAAAGCTAGCTTTGGCCAACTGAGAGGGGCAGTCAGCATAGCTTCTTGGGCTGCACCTACTTTTGTATTTCTGATCTTAAATATCTTATCTGCATATTTACTAGTTATCATCGCTACTTTGTCTGCATCTGCTTTTGCTATATCTGGATCTCCTTTCACTCCGAGACTAGTTAAATAAGTATGCAGACCAAATAGTATAGGAGGTCCCCAATAAGTTGGAAGATATGAAGCTATTGAATTAAACAAAGTTACTGGCATTGACTTGAAACTCTCACCAACATACTTTGAATGTTTCAAGAAACTCTTCATGTCAGTATCAGAGAGTGAAGACATAGTTATAGGAAAAAGAACACTCGCATTCCCAACTCCTTTCCCTGTCCATGAGATAAAGGGATAAGGAGTTCCATTTTTACCTATGGGGTTCCCAGCTTCATCATATCTCTGCTTAGGACCTTGGAACTCTTGAGGTTTAGGTATAGGTTTAGGTTGAATCTGAGTTCTTGGTCTGTCTATTAAATCAAGTAGACTAATCCCTTTCTCATCTTCAACTCCACCATAGACTCTACCTACATATTCCTTTGTCTCATCAGGTAACCGACCTTCAGCTGTGGCCCTAGGTCCTTCATTGTAAGCTGCAACAGCCTTGCCCCAATCTTGAAACTGGTCATAGAGCTGTCTCAGATACTTCGCACCGTAAGGTATTGCCTGATCTACATTGTAAGGATCGACACCTGGATGGTATTTTCTAACGATCTGTGCTATACCTTCAGCACCTGCATTTGACTTTGCCTTAGGATTAAATTTACTCTCCTGTTGAAGCATCCTTGCGTAAAGGTTCTTGGGAATCCCATGCTCCCTTTCAGCCGCTTCGACTTTCAATCTATATGGTATAGATTTCTCATCCCAGGCAAAGTCAAATGTCTTAGGTCGTTGATCAGCGAGATCGGTAAGGTTCTGGTCTTCTTTCTCATCCAGTAAATCAAGCAACATTCCCATAGCTACCTCACAGTATATCTTAATTGTTGAGACGAACCATCTTTCCAAGTAACAGTAAAGACAAGAGCACTACCATCACCTGTCCATTTAGCCTTAGTTGCTTTACCACCAGCTGTTTCTATTTTGTCTTCTATATAAGACAATCCACGTCTGATTCTGGCTCTGTCTTCAGCTTCTGCCCATTCTTCATTGGTAAGTTTTCTCTTAGCCTTAGACTCCTCATCACTTACCGCTCGACTGATAGCTCTACGTGACTCTTTGCTATCAGTAAATTTATGCACATCATCTATCCAGTCAGGATTGTTAAAGTAGTCTTGACCTTTGAGTTGTGATATAGCTTTATGTTTCTCAACAGCACCTCCTATATTTACCTGAGTAGCTTGAGCCTTAGCTAATTCAGTTTTCCAGTCGATGAAACTACCTTTGAAACCTTTAGCAACAGCGTATTCATAGTCCTTGATACTTGTGGTATCAGCTACACTCTTCCACTGCTCCACTGTTCCAGTATATCCATGTGCCTTTGCATATTCATAGTTTCTAATCTCAGCTGTTTTGTCAGCATCTCCAGACTCTAATCTCTTTGTCTCAGCTTCAGTATGTCTCATTGCAGTTGCTTTATACAAGGCATCTACAGTGTCAGACATTCTACCTCGTTCGAGCTCTCCTGCTCTCAATCCTACATTGGCAGACTCAAGACCAATCCTCTGCTGCCCTTGCTGTAATTGCAATGCCGCTGTCATTAATTCTGGACTCAGGTTCGCTGGGTTGACATTGCTTAGGTCTAATCCCAACGAACCTTGAAAGGGTTTATGACTCCTCCCGTTCCAGTGGTAGGTTGGGCACTTGTCTGTTGTGAAGGAGTGTTTACATTGCCAGCTAAATTCTGACTCATGTCAAAGATATTAGCCGCTTCCTGACCTGCTTCACCTCCATTCCATGCTCCAACAGGCATTTTGAATGTTAGACTCTGGTTATCTCCTTTAACACTTGCACCCTGAGGCAATCCACTAAGGAGTTGCTGAAGCATAGATTTGTATTCTTTAGATGATTTGTATTTTTGTATAATTCCACCTAAAGCCTCCTGCCATGATCCTTTACCTCCAAGAGCAGAACCAGTACCTAACAATAACTGAACCATTAAATCTTTATTTAATTCCATCTCAATTCTCCTTTATGAAAAATAGCCTGCAGCAGCGCCAACTACTGCACCGATAGCTGTTCCCCATCCTGCATTGATTTCAGTTCCAACAGCTGCACCGGACATAGCACCACCTATGACTTTCTGTGTTTTAGTAGGTGCTCCAACTACATCAGAAGTAGTCCTTGTCCCACCTTGGGCTGCGCCTATAATCAGTCTCAATTGCTCAAGTATTGTGTAGTTCCATAACTCTCCTTTAACAGCAAATTCCATCCACTGATCCCAGTGATCGCTTTCAGCTGAGAGATATAGTTTTAGAAGTTGCCCATAGGTATTTGTAATATCTTTATTCCATATCAGGTAAGTTTTAAAGACATCAGCAGCTATCGGCAACATCCTATATTTCAAATCAGCACTGTATTTAGACAGTGCTTTGACTCTCGTAGCCTCAATCAATGACCTGCCAACAACGAAGGAACTGGAACTCACTGCATTGATATCTCGCATTCCAGCTTCGAACCTTGGCAAGACATTTTGCTCAATATCATCTGATAACTCCTGTGCCTGTTCAGCCACTGCAGTGTTAATAATGTCGCCTGTAGTACTGAGCGTAAAGACTCTATTATATAAAGTGTCAAGGTCAACTCCTGCCATATAGCGTCCGAAGATATCATAAAGTGCAGGGTAACTAGCTAACGAATACCCTATACCAAAGAACGCCAGGCCCAAGTCAACTGGAACATAGTATCTATAAGGATGATTATCTACATGATCGTCCCACTGATCTTTCCAATAGTTTATCAGATCAATATTGGCACTTTCAAGATCATTACTCTGTCTTACAATTGTAGTCAGTTTATCACTTGCAGAACCACCCATTTTATGTCTCCTCAAAAATCAAGTGAATAGCATCTATAAACTTCAGTCACTCCAAATGCTTGAATTATTTCGTGAAGTTTCTTATTACCTGTGTTTCCTTTTATCCGCTTACATTCTTGTAATTGAGCGAACTCAATTAACCTAGCACCTTTCTTCAACCAATCATCTTGGGATGCAGGCAAGAAGGAATAGAGTGCATCTATGAACAATGTTTTGTCCTTAGTCAGCACTTCCTCAATAACATGAACTACAACAACGCTCTCAACTCGTCTCTCCTTTGTCAACACTACAGCACATGCTGCTACTCCACATAGCAAGTCAACAAGTAAGGAATGGAAAGCTACTGATAATAACTTTTCAGGAACACCACTCGACTGTGCGTATGCGTACTTTATTGCGTCCCAGAACATATGAATCTGTATTGGTAATAAGATGAACTCCAACTGCCCTGTTTCATAACCCTCTCTCGGCTCTGTTTCAATCATCTTGTGCATTAAGCTGTCCTCCAGTTTATCCAAATTTTGGACGATCTAACCAATTTCCCTACCACTCTTGGTCAGAACATTAGATAGTAATGAGTTAGCTGAATCAGATATATCTAATGAACTAAACCCATGTACTCGGCCATAAACCTTTATGTAGTCAACTTCGAAATCTTCCTTTACCAAAGAACGGAGGCGGAACCTAAATTCAACTCCATAACACTTAGGATAGGATTTTCCATCTGGATTCACAAGGAACCAACCAAGTTGTCTGAAGTCATCTTTGTAACTCGTTCTGTAATCAATAGAGGAAAACAAGTCATTTGGTTTATCTGTTCCAATTTCCAGTGCCTCAACTGTTTTATTCTTCCTCGTTTTGAAATCAAAGATGTCTGTACAGATCTCAAATTTAGGAACTGTTAGTGCAGCTGGAGATGCAACGTAGATGATCCCATCCCTCGAATCCAACCCTGTAATGTCAACAGGTCCTTCACCGAAACTTTCATTCTTTGCACTGTAGACATATCCGTAAGTTCCATCGCATATGTAGAGTAATTCCTTAACTTTGTCATAGGATAAAATGATAGTTCCCATTGCACTGAGGAATTCTGAATAGTCTAGCATAAAGAGTTTGTTAGTCAACATACACAACCTACTCTGCTTATCAACATAGAAGTTAACATACTCATCTCCAGCAACTGCTCCTTTGTTTTTAACTCCTACTCTATCAATAGTTTCCATTCCCCAGTTTACACCTGAAGGAGTGAGAATAGAAACTCCATTGTCACCATAAACTATAACCTTTCCAAGGAGTTTCGCTATAGCATGAATCCCACCTCCCCAGTCCATTCTACGATTTCCGGCTTCGTTAGACTGATCTATTTCAAACTGCATATGGCCTATCTTAGACCACATAACTAAGTTATTTCTGCCAAGGGTGAACATGACACCTGAGACAATGGAGATGGCTATGTCAGGTATATCACCTTTATCCCATACACCTCCAACAAACTCATCACCTTCTGCCAAGACAGTTACAGTTACTTCATTATGGAGTGGAACTATCGTTACATTGAGCATATTTCCATGAGCGGAAATATTAACTGTCCAATTGTCACCTAACAACTCCTCAAGGTTAAAGAGCTTGTCAAGATTGTGGTTTATAGGATCTGGAGGGAAGTTAGTCCAAATTCCTCTAATGCGAATGTAGATAGAAGCAGGTGGCTGAGTTTCCCATCCGTAAGTCTGAAATCCCCGATCAGATGTTGAAATGGCTTGGACTGCATCTGTAGAGTCAATCACACATTTATAATATCTACCATATTCATCAGGTATCACATCAGTGATTGCTTTAGTAACTTCACCTACTAAGTCAGAATATGTAGCATCACTGTCAGCAGCACTCCTTTGCCATTGATAGGTTAATGTAGATGCTATTCGCCTCCCAATGTCTCCAACACTTTGTGCACCTAACGTTCCACCAAGGACAGCTGCAACTGTGTAATTATAAGCTGTTCCATTAGCTACTGACTCACCTGTTACACCTACCTCAACATGATCTGAATAAAGTCCATCTGAAGCAGCTGCATAACCTGGGGTAATTACTGGAGGGTCACCAGTCGTATCTGTATAGGTAGCTACATCACCTAACAATCCACTTATATCAATTCCGTTTCTGTATACTCGATAATTAGTGGCTCCAGTTACCTTGGTCCAAGTTATCACAACTTGCGCTGTACTATTCTCCGTAGCCTGGACATTAGTAGGAACTGTTACAAGCCTATATCCCCTATCAGAAGTTGAATGAACAGTTACTGAACCAGGAGCACTTATCTGACACTTAAAATACCTTCCAACACCCTCAGCTGGTGCTTCAGTATCATTGTGTGAAGTTGAAGTTGCACCTGCTATGATACTAAAATTGGGATCAGCTGGGTTATCAGTTGCTGACCTTTTCCATTGGTAGGATCTAGTACCAGCTAAACGATAACCTGTGTCAGAGCTGCTTGGAGCACTTTCTCCATAAGCATTTACAGCAACTACTGTGTATGTATGAGTGGTTCCGTTAGCTATCGAACAACCAGTTAAGACCAACTCTACATGAGCAGCACTTGACCCATCAGAAGCAGTTGCAGTTCCTGGAGTAATCACTGGAGCAGCAGTACCGAAGTCATCAAGGGTATTAACATCACCTAACGTTCCATAGATATTCACACCATCTCTGTAGACCCTATACCCAGTTGCATCTGTACTTTTGTTCCAGGTAATTGTTACTCTATCATTCTGATACTTAGTAGCAACAACACCAATCGGAGCTGCAGGGATTACACCGTAGACTACGGATAGATAAGCTGGAATGTAAAGAGCTGAAGCTAACATCCAGAAGGTTCGCTGATAGTCATAGACTTCCTTATCACCTACAAACCTAATGCTAAAAGAACTTTCAAGATTATCTGTAGCAATCTGCAACTGATCTGTTATATCTATAGTTTTCCATCCAGCTGGTGTCAACTCATTTCCGACAACTCCAAAATTATGTAGAGTAGCTATATCATAATCTGTTACATCAAGTGTGCCATAATCAGATACACGATGTAAACTTACATTTAAGGCACCTGGATATGCAGTTATATAATCACCTTGGTAAACTTGATTAAGGTAATAGTTAAGAGATGCTGAAACTATAACCTTTCCAC